GCGCTGAAGCGAGTCCTTGGTGATGATACCTATACAGCTTTAAAAGGCTTTGGTGACGACTTGGCAGCACTTGGTGACGTAACCAAGGAAGGTTCGATTGCCGCAGGCTCTCTATGGGCATTGGCATTCAAGCACCCCATGCAAGCGTTGGGTCGTATTGGTAAGATCAAATTGTTCGCAAATGCGTTGAGCAGCCCAACAGCTATGAAGAAGTATATTCAGGTTCGTAAGGCAGGTGCAGCTAATCCAGAAGATCGTGGTCGTGCTATGCTTGATGCAATCAACGAAGTTATGGTTGAACAGGGCGTTAACCCCGCAGCAACAATGCAGGCGACAGGTTCGTTGGCTCGCGGCACAGGTAGAGTGATTGGGCAAGCTGGTCGTGTAAATCGTGCTGCGCTTCCTAGAGCAGCAGGTATCACAACCCAGCAGCGCGGAGACACAACCCGAACAACTGTACCAGATGTAGCTCCGACATCAGTGTTTGATATTCCTGCTCCAGCAGTTCGTGCACCTTCTCCTACAAAACCAATGGGACCAATTCAACAATTGCAACGCAACGTGCAATCGGAAATTCGTCAACGCGCAAGAGAAAACCCAGCAGTGGCTGCAACACTACTGGGCGGTCTTGGAAGCGCGGGGTTGCTTTAATCTTCCAATACAGAAGCAATGCCACCCAAGTTGTGACGCCTGTCATAACGAGATGCCACCTTTGCTTGAACATCGTCATAAGCATCATCAATCATGCGCGACAACTGGCGTCCAATAGCACGATCTTCATGATCCGCTATTTTTACTAATTTGTCGTAAGCATCTATTGAAACACCTACAGATTTGTATTTTACTGGATTCGGCATGGAGGACTTTCCCATAAATGACGTTTCCTACTGTATATAATCCCAAGCGGCGTGGGTCAAGACCCAAGTATGGTAATAAGAAAGTAACTGTTGATGGCATCAAGTTTGATTCCAAGTGGGAGTCACAGCGTTACATGTACCTCAAGTCGCTCGAACGCGCAGATCAGGTTAAGGATCTTGAGCTACAGGTGCGCTATAATATAGCGATCAACGGCGAGAAGATTTGCGCTTACGTTGCGGACTTTCGATACCAAAAGCAAAACAAAGACGGCGAATGGTATGAGGTGGTCGAAGATGCCAAAGGCGTCGAAACCCCTGAATTTAAACTGAAAAAGAAATTAATGAAGGCCGTTCACGGCATAGAAATATTTTTATCTAAAAAAAGTCGTTGACATGTCCCAAGCTATATGGGATAGGTAAGGCTCTAGTAATTTAAAGCGGAAGGAATCGACATGAATAGTCGTGAACTGTTCGAGCGTCGAGAGGAACTCAAGTACGTTATCAGTGAATTGCGTGATGAGTTGAAAGACGTTGAACAACAACTCCATGATACATTTTTTACCCAAGCGCGTGATGCTTTACGCGCAGACGGTAAGGACTTTGGCACCACATATATTGTTGCAGGCAATCGTAAGCTGAAGGCTACGGTGCGCAAGAAAGTCGTGTGGGACCAAAACGAACTCGGCTGCGTCTTAGAGGCAATGCCAGAGGAAGACGCACGTCATTACGGTAAGCTGACACTTGCTGTTGACGAGCGTAAATACACAGCGGCACCACCCGCTATTCGCAACCTTCTTGAGCCATGTCGGACAGTTGAAGTCGGTGGCTTTACAATTGAGGAATCAGACTAATGGACTTTACTAGCAAGTTAGACGTCAAGCTGCAAGAAATGATGAATGCTTCTGATCCAATTGATCGAAAGCAAATTCTATTTGGTGCAAAAATCACCGCTGAAGAAATGAAGAAAATCAGCGAAATGAACTACAAAGGCAATCGTGATTTGCATCGCCCCACATTTCGCAAATATGTCAGGGCAATGAATCTTAATCGTTGGGTTTTAACTCCCGAACCTTTGATCTTTGTTAAGCAAGGAACAGAATGGGTTATGATTAATGGCAATCATAGATCAAATGCTCAAATTGAAACGGGAACAACAAATTGTTATTCCATTGCAATTGTTGATTCCATCGACAGGTATAAATACTTGGATCAAGGAAAGGTAAGAACCAACGCAGATATTATTGGGGCGCACATCAATATTGTTCAGCCAATTCAATATCTGCTTCGTGCCTCTTCTTTCATTTCACATCCAATGCCAGAAGATGTGGAAAACGTTCTGAGAAGTCGAATTGGTGAATTGCTTTCTGAAGTTGAATATGAAATCAAGCCACCGCGCAAAAGCGGAAGCATTTGGAAACAAACAGCATTCAAAGCTGCGTTTGCAATGGCAATCATGACAGATCGCATTAGCTATGAAAATGCTTACGATGTTTATGATTCACTTTCTCATGGTGATCTAAAAGAATGGCCTGATGTTTTCGTGCAGCTTTATCGGCAGGTCATGGAAAGTTCTATTTCTGTCAATAGAACAGGTCAATCTTTGGACAATGATTATTTCATGCGCGGAATGTTTGCGTTTGAACATCATAGCAGCGAAGGGAAAACCTTGGCGATTCATAACAACTTTAGAAACTCTGTCAAAGAAGACGTGTTTGAAGTCATGAAGCAGTTTACGCCAGTCGAAGAAAAGGCGGCAGCATATGAGGAGGCAAAGTGATGAATATTTTCGAAAAACTTGATCTTAAATGGCAAGAAATGCACAACACCGATTGCCCTTTGGACAGTAAACAGTTGACCTTTAATGCTCTTCTTTCTTCAGAAGACGCAAAAAAACTGTGTGAGTTTAATTACAGTGGCAACAGAGACTTAAACAATCAAAACTATAGGCGATTTGTTAGGTCGATGAATTTAAGCAGGTGGGACTTAACCCCAGAGCCGTTAGTGTTTACTAAATATGATGGCTCTTGGGTTCTTATCAACGGAAACCACCGTTTAAATGCACAAATTGAAACCGGAAAACAAATTGCTTATGCGGTGTCAATTGTCAGAGAGCTTGAGATTTTTAAAATTCTTGATCAAGGAAAGGCACGTTCTATCCATGAAATCCTTAACATTGAAAAACAAGTAAGCGGTCCAATCGCTTATCTTTTCAGGTCTGCAACTTTTGTAAGAGATCCTTCGCATGAAGATGTTCATAAGGTCATTAATACTAAAGTTGGAAGTCTCTTAATTGAAATTGAACAAGAGATTAAGCCACCTAAAAGTGCAAGAAGTCCTTGGAAATCACCTTCTTTTAGGGCGGCATATGTTATGGCGATTGAGTTGGGTTTAATTGAACATGAAAAGGCTCGTGAATTGTACAATGTAATCTGCCATTCAAACATTAAAAAATGGCCTGATGTATTTGTTTCCATGCACAAACAAATCATGGAAAAAACCATTGGGATCGAAACAGGTGGCAGGACCCTTGATAACACAAATTTTATGAGAGGGATGTATGCCTTTGCAAATTCTGATTGGGAAGGTGATCATATGTCTGTGCATCAATCTTTTAGGAAAAAACTAAAAGAAATGGTTCCAAATTATATGAAAAAATACACGTTAGAAGAAGAAAGGATGGTGTCATAATGGCTTTGCAAATTATCACAGCCGATCAGCGTTTAGCTGAAAAGAAAGGCCACAAAATCGTGGTATGTGGGCAAAGTGGTGTGGGTAAAACCACACTCGCCCGAACATTAAACAGCGCAAGCACGTTGTTCTTGGACCTTGAAGCAGGCGATGCCGCAATCGAAGGACACCCGATTGACGTTATTCGCCCTCGCACATGGACAGAGTGTCGTGACCTTGCCTGTTTCTTGGGCGGACCTAATCCCGCGCTCAGTGAAGATCAGCCTTACTCTCAGGCGCATTACGATTATGTTGCCTCAATGTTTGGAGACAGTGCAGAAATCTGGCAGAGGTACGATACTCTTTTCGTGGACTCTATTACTGTCGCAGGGCGTTTGTGCTTTCAATGGTGCTTACAGCAGCCTGAGTCACGCTCTGAGCGGTCAGGGAAGCTGGATACACGCGCAGCTTACGGAATGCATGGACGTGAGATGATGTCATGGCTCACGCACTTGCAGCACATCCGCGAAAAGAATGTGATTTTTGTTGGCATCCTTGACGAAATCACAGATGATTATGGGCGCAAGCAATATGCGCTGCAAATCGAAGGCAGCAAAACTGGTCGTGAATTGCCCGGGATTGTTGACGAAGTAATTACAATGGCAATCCTGTCAGGGGATCACGGTCAGTATCGTGCGTTCGTCTGTCAGCCATTGAATGAATGGGGATACCCTGCAAAAGATCGCAGTGGTCGCCTCGAAACTTTGGAAGAGCCGCATCTTGGCAAACTTATGGAAAAGATGTCTAGTGGTTCTCCAGAAGACCCAAAGGATCTGACGTTCGTTGATCCTGCAACTCAAAACTCTAGCGAAGAGGTAGCATAATGCTAAATTTAAATAACGTACCCGCCGACGATAATTCACAAAACCGTGAGTTTACGTTAATCCCGAATGGCACAGTGTGCCGCGCCGTGATTGTTGTAAAGCAAGGCGACACAGAAGTTCCAGAGTTTGGCTCTGGCCCGTGGTTCAAGAAGTCCATGTCATCTGCGGCAAAATGGATGGAGCTTGAGTTCACTATCATTGGTGGTGAATATGATCGCCGTAAGTTCTGGGATCGCATCTTTGTTGATGGCGACAAGATGGGTCAGAGCGGCATCCCACAGGCCAAGGAGATTGGTTTGCGCACACTGAAGTCAATTGTCGAAAGTGCGCGTAACATTGATCCTGCGGACATGTCGCCACAGGCACAGCAAAACAGAAATATTTCTGGTGTTTTTGACTTAAATGCTATGGAAATCTGTGCTAAGATTGGTATTAAGAAAGGAACAAACGGCTATAGCGATAGCAATCGCTTGGTTGCCGCCTTGACACCTAATGCGCGGGAATTTATCCCAAGTGGTCAGGCTCCAGTAATGCAGACCCCAGCGGCTGCACAGTCGATGCAACAAGTGGCACCCACAGCGCCACCACAAGCGTCAGGAGCAATCCCATCTTGGGCTAACAGATAATCTAGCGGCAAGGCCATTCCGCGCCTGCTAGACCTCTGACCGGGGGGCAGAGGGCCGCATACCCCCCACCAATTCTAGCGAACAGGTGTTTTATGTTACTACGACCCTACCAAGAGGTAGCCGTGAACGATGCTATCAAGGCACTCGACAAACACGGTAACACTCTCGTCGTTGCGCCCACAGGTGCAGGCAAAACCATCATGCTTTCCGCGCTCGTAGGCAAGCGCCACAAAGAAGGCAAAAAGATTCTTATCGTCCAACACCGCGACGAACTTGTTGAGCAAAACCAATCCAAGTTCAAAAAGGTGAACCCCTACATTACCACAAGCATCGTCAATGGAACGGTCAAGCATTGGGACGGGGATGCAGTGTTCTCAATGGTTCAGACCATTTCACGCGAGCGTAACCTTAGAAACCGTCCCAAGTTCGACATGGTGGTCATTGATGAAGGCCACCATGCTGCGGCTCCCACATATCGCCGTGTGGTTGATGCCGTGCTTGAAGACAATGACAAAGCAGAAATCGTGGGATTCACTGCTACGCCCAACCGTGGTGATGGCAAAGGATTGCGCGATGTGTTCAACAACTGCGCACATCAGATTGAAATCGGTTCTCTGATTCAAGAAGGCTTTCTGGTGCGCCCCAAAACATTTGTCGTTGATCTAGGCGTAAATGATCAACTGAATAAAGTCACAAAGCGCGGAAAAGAATATGACATGGAAGAGGTCGCCGCGATTATGAACCGCCAAGTCATTAACGATAGAATTGTTCGGGAATGGAAAGAAAAAGCAGGTGATCGCAAGACTGTTGTGTTTTGCTCCACAGTCAAGCATGCCGAAAATCTTTGCGATGCATTTCTTATGTCTGGTGTTGATGCAAACTTTGTGACAGGCGAAACGCCAAAAGAAGAAAGATCGCAAATGCTCCATGACCTTGAGCATGGTGATTTGCAGGTTGTGGTCAACGTAGCGGTGCTTACAGAGGGGTTTGACGCTCCACCCGTGTCATGTGTTGTCCTGACCCGTCCCTGCTCTCAGAAAGGCACTATGGTTCAGATGATTGGTCGTGGGCTACGCATCGTTGATCCAGAGTTGTATCCAAACACAATCAAGACCGATTGCATCGTTATGGACTTTGGAACGTCTGTAATTACGCATGGCAGCATTGATGATGTCGCAAACTTGGATGGCAGGAAAAAAGAAGAAGAGGGCGAAGCGCCAACAAAAATCTGTCCAGAGTGTGAGGCTGAAGTTCATGCGCGAGTATCAGAATGCCCTATCTGCGGTCATGAGTTTGTATCAGAAGAAAAAGCTGCACTCGAAAAATTCGTTATGACCGAATACGATTTAATGCAGCTATCTCCATTTATGTGGATCAGCCCATTCCAAGAAGGCAATGCATTGATGGCTATGGGATTCCAAGGATTTGCGTTTGTAGGCCACCTTCAAGAAAACATGTGGATTGCAATGGTAAAGCAAAACAAGGGTCGCGTTCGCACAGTAGCGATTGGCGAGAAAGTTCACGCCATGTCAGCAGCGGACGATTTCTTGCGCGAAATTGAAGACAGTGATGCAGCCAACAAAAGCAAGCGTTGGCTCAATAACAGAGCCACTGATAAGCAAAGAAGCCTTCTGTTGGACCAAGGCATTCAAATCAGCCCAATGGACTTCTCATGGACGAAATATAAAGCAGGATGCGCTTTGAATTTTTTCTGGAACAAGGACGCTTTGTAAAGAGCTTTCTATGCAGCAGAGGATAAAATCTTTGCACATTAAATTAATCACAGTGCGAGAGGGCAAGACTGGCCCAGTTGTTTAC